CGTCAGATCGGCCAGCAAGTGCTCAGCGATCTCGGCCCAGTTCACGTCAGACAAAGCGCCCCGCAGCAGATCGGCGTACGTGCCCTCCACTTCGGGCATGTTCTCCTCGTGGGACTCTTGCAGCGCTCGTGCCAGCGGCCAGCGTGCCTCGTCCTTGTTGCCTTCCTGCTCGTCCAGTGCGGACTGAGCCTGCTCGATCCAGTGTTCCTGTGTGCCTTGGTCGTTGTCGATCCAAAGCGCCACATTCCACGTCTCGAAGTTGGTCCACCCGTTGTAACCATCACTCATGGTGATCGTCCTCGTTGTTATGGTCAGGTTCACCGCAGATGGGAAGCTCGTGAGGAGCCGCCACCAAGGTGTCGAAAGCGTCCTGCTCAACTAGCACGGCGTTTTCGGCACCGTTCTTATCGAACCACTCAGCGACCACCCATTGAGAAGCCTTCGAGAGCGGCACGTTCACCTTGAGCCACCCCATGTCAGGATGGTAGGCAGCGACAACGTCGGCGTAACTGAACAAGAGACGTACGCCGTTGTTCAGCGACAGTTCATGACAGTTACCCGTTATCTTGTGCAGCTTCACGATTTCTCCCCTTGCTAGGTGGCAGCGCTCATGGCGCAGATTATTGTTTTTGAAACAGTGATTCATTGAGCGGCCGGCGCTAGTACACCAGCAGGCTGCACCCCGATCCTCGTCCATCCATCGCCGATTGGTTACAGCGCAGTTCACGAGGCCACTAAGGGCTAGAAGCGGCGAGTCCCATAAGCCCGGCCGCTCAATGAATCCCTGTCAATCGGACTGAATCAGGCCGCAAAACCACACGGCGTGTCAATCACAGATTTAAGGAATCGGATGGTTCACTCGCTCGCCAGAATTAACTGGGTCAACGCGTCCATCCAGCAAATTGTTAAAGAGCGTGGCTCTCAACGTATCGGCCAGAGTCTGATCTGTAGAGTTAGCACGTTGCTATTCCGCCAACCTTTCGGTCGTGCGCTCTACAGTAGGCTTGAACCCGTCGGCACGGCATGACCCGTACTCCCGTTTTCTTACCGTACTCTGCCCTACCCGTCGTCGCTGGCGGTCAGTGACCGTTCAGCCTCGCCGTTACTGCTTGCTGCTACTGCTTACTGCTTGCTTCACATTCTACAGACATTCAACCGTCTGTCAACTGCTTTCTGCTGTCTCCGTTTTCGCCAGAGTTACGCGGTTCGTAGCGCCAGAACCGTAAGACGTTTAAGGCGCTGCTCTAGTCTTACTGCTGACTGAGTGCCTACCTTGGTGCTACCTGCTACTTGCTGCTGGTTCCCAGTGTCGCAGAACCGTGCTGCTGTGTCAACTGCTATTTACTGTCTCTGCATTCTGCTTCTGTAGGGTCCGTGTGCTTGTTCGCCGTCTCCGACTCCCTGACCGTTCCGTCCTACTTGCTGCTGTCCTGCATTGGTTCCCATTAGACCGGAACAAAACCCGGCTGTCAACTGCTATTTGCTGTCTCCGCTACTCGTTCCTCTCAGAGATCAATCCTGCTTGGCTGTCCCAGTCACAGCGCTTCTAGGTCATTGCCTGTCTGCGTCTTGTGTCTGTCAGTCGATGAAAGGATTGTAGGAGTTGCTACATTGCGGGTATTCCCTGATATAGAGCCATTCATGCCTTCAATTCACCCCTTAGAAGGCTCCCTGTCCATCTCCTGTCCTGCTCTCCCTTACTGGGCTTGTATCCTGTCCATTCGGTCAGATTATTACGCTTCCAGCAATGCTGTGTTGTGTCTCTCAGCAGCGCTTCTATCAAGCCTTCCAGCAGCGCTGTGCTGTCTCCCTCCTCCTCGGTCCCTCCTGTCTCCTCTCCCTCTGTGCTGCTCTCCTTGCACTGCTCCTGTGTCCTCTCTCTCACCTGGCTGTCTGTGTGCTGTCCTGTGTGCTGCTCCTCCTCTCCCTTCCTCCTCCTGTCCTGTCTCCTGTCCTCCTCTAGGCTGCTCCTCCTGCTCCTCCTCCGGCTGCTTCTAGGCTGCTTCTAGGCTGCTGGCAACAGATGCCGGGTATCAGGCTGCTCTGTGTCTATCAAGTCCATCGAAATTGAAATAGGACAGATGGTGTCACCCGTGCGTCTGCTCTCGATTCGCCTAGCAGCACGGCGTTACACTGGCAACACGGACAAAGCGCTGCATCTGCTGCTCCAGCCTCACCATAGCCCCGCCACGCCTCCACAGCGCCTCTGGATAGCCCAGCGTAGCCAGCGCTGTCTCCGTCCTGTCTCAGCGCCTCTCAGCGCGCCATACGCCTCCAGCGCTGTCACCTGCCGTCATGAGGCAGGCCGCTGCTCCCAGCAGAGGAGCATTCGCGTGCGTAGCGCGTGTCAGAGACGCTTTCGCGTGCCTGCGCGTCAGGAAGGGCTACGGGGGCGCACGGGCGCGGGCGGGCGGCGTAAGGCCCCATAAATAACCAGAGCATTTTTCGGTCCGGAGACATTTCGGTCCAGCCTGACAGTCAGCCTTCGACGGCAGTTGACAATCCGCCTACACGGTGGCACAGTGGTGGTGCGGTTCCAGTGCTCGATTCGGAGCCAGTTGGAGACGATCCGGAGACAGCAGTGTCTCAGAAACCTCCTTCGGAACCTAGCTCGAACCTGTGGAGAGGCCCGCGCAGCGGGACTCGCCTGTCGTGAGCGCCGCTAGGCGCGCCTTCACACGGCAGGGGTCAGGGGTTCGAAACCCTTACCACCCACCACTTCTCGGTACAATACGGAGACAGTGGACCGGAGATTAGCATGGCGACATTCCAACAACGTCCCAATGGCAACTGGACTGCAAAGGTCCGCAAGCAGGGCTTCCCTGCGCTATCTGCCACATTCCCTACCAAGCGTGATGCCGAGAAGTGGGCCACCGAGCAGGAGGCCAAGATCAACTCGGGCCGCTTCCAGCACCTCGATGCGAACCCGACTCTGCGGGACTTGATCCAGCGGTACATGGCTGAGGTCAGCCCCGGTAAGAAGGGCGAGCGGGAGGAGGTCTGGAGGCTCAAAGCGATCCAGAGGCACGAGATCGCCTCGTACGCGGTCGGCCGTCTGACACCTACTCTGGTAGCGGCATGGCGTGACCAGCGGCTCCAAGGGCTTGATGGCGCGTCGAATGGAAGGCCGGTGTCCGGCTCCACGGTCAATCGTGAGATGAATCTGCTGCATCACGTACTGGAGCACGCGAGAAAGGAATGGGGGATCGGAACGCCGGTCAATCCGGTGTCCGAGGTTCGCCGTCCGAAGAACAGCCCGTCGAGGGACAGGCGGCTCACGGATGCGGAGAAGGCACGTCTGTTGGCGGTTGCCAAGAAGAATCCGAGGTCGCGGTATCTGCCAGCGGTGGTTGAACTCGCGCTGGAGACAGGTATGAGACAGGGCGAGATCGTTCCGCTCGACATCGAGCAGGTTGATCTAGCTGAGCAGGTGGTGAGCCTGAAGGCGGGAGCCACGAAGAACGACGCGGCGCGGACTGTGCCGTTGTCCACGCGGGCGGTCGAGATACTGCGCGAGGCGATTGCCGGGCGCACTGAGGGTCGGGTGTGGCCGAACCTGACGACAGAAGCTGTGAAGCGGGCCTTCATCCGTCTGAAGGAAAAGGCCGGTGTAGCGGACGTGAAGTTCCATGACACGAGGCACGATGCGACCACCCGGTTCGTTGAACTGGGCCTGTCGGACACCGAGGTCATGTCGATCACCGGGCACAAGACCCAAGCGATGATGCGTCGGTACACCCATCTGCGGGCGAAGGACTTGGCTAAGAAGCTGGGCTGAGTCGCTTCTCGAAGCGGGCGTACATGTGGTCGAGGAGGTAGCAGTACGCCTCCCCGTTCGAATCTGTCGGATCAATCCCGACGTGTTGCAGAATGAACATCACGGCATGGCCGCATTCGTGGACGAGCGTGGCCCGGCTACCGTCGAGGACGACGACAACCAGTTCCCCACCCTTCCAGAAGCAGCACCCTGCGATGCCCGTAGGCGGCTCCAGCCCGGCTCGCTTGGCTAGTCGGTCCAGACCTAGCTGCGAGGTTGTGAAGCGCACCTTGACCCCGTACGGGGCCGCTGTGTATTGCCAGATCACTTCGGTGTGAAGTAAGCGCGCAGCCCGGTCAACTGGTCGTTGCATCGGTCGAGCGCGGTCTGGTAGTCGAGGACGGATTGCACCAGCCCGCCGAGCGTTCGCTCAGTCGGGGGCGCTGGCTCCGGACACTCCTGAAGCAGGCTTGGCGACGGCGGCGCGAGGCCGGTTGCCGTACAGGCTGTCAAAGACATCGTCAGGGACAGGAGTGTCACGAGCCAC